CAAAGAGGAGTCCTTTGTGCTGAAAATTTCCCTTAACATAGCGATTAATGGGGGGGTATATATAAAAAAATTATTTTATTTTTATTTTTTCTCTGAAAGAATTATCTTTATCTCTTTATTTATTTTATTTATTATTTCTTTTCCGTTCTTGAATGTTATATACATAGTCACATAGGATAAGTACTGCACAACCTATTGCAAAACCTATCAACATACCAAGAATAAATTGTATTACAAACCAAACCATAACTATATCTCCTTTATATATCTATCCTTATAACTTAATAGCAAGCCATACCAATAGCCATAGCAATACGAACACTGGGTTAATAGCTAACAGCAATAACAACAATGCTATGCTCGGACTAATGAACACCATAATAATAAATAATAATAATATAATTATTTGCTTCTCCCCTTATCTTATAGCAGTAGTAGGAATCGAACCCACGTTTACCATTAGACTATACTGCTAACTATGACTACCTCATATTGTTATTCCTAACTATCAGTAGCTGGTATCTTATTAGATACTATATTGGTATAGGACATGAAGGAGTCGAACCTACGTTATACTTAAGATATAACCCACTTATCCTTACCTCACTAAGCTGTGATTCAACTTCCCGCCTGTCCAACACTTAGCTATTCAATTGAAATAGAGCAGTAGGGAATCGAACCCTACTCAGTCGCGACCTGTACTTCCTCCAATTACTCTACCAGCTGTCACTTAATATATGCCTGTGACACTTTAATACACTAGGACTTCCGTTAGAATTGAAATAGAGCAGTAGGGAATCGAACCCTACTCAGTCGCGACCTGTACTTCCTCCAATTACTCTACCAGCTGTCACTTAATATATGCCTGTGACACTTTAATACACTAGGACTTCCGTTAGCTGATATAACTGTGCGCCAGTTATCTGTATAGTTGCACCAAGGTACTGCGCAATAGCTTAGCACTTCGTCTATGGACTATACACCACTCATCAGGATAGCTGGACTCGAACCAACACTACATGTTCCCAAAACACGCATGCTACCATTAACACTATATCCTGTTATTATATGCCATAATACGCTCAATACCTAGAACTATAACTTATAACATATAATAAAATAAAGGAGAAAGAGATATAATGGACTCGAACCATTTGAAGTTCCGTTAGCTTATATCCCAAGGCTGTCAACTCTATAACATTTAAGTACCGTCAATCAGCACACCTATTCTTTTAATTCAATACGTTTAATATTCCAGCTACTACCAATAAGATAGATGTAAATACACTTAACATAATAGCTAGATAGTCATGGCGATAATACCACTCTTTGAAGTTGGTAACTGAACCTGCACCATATAAAATGCCAAGAATAATCAAGGCAATATTAATTACAATCATTTATTCTCCTGACTTTCTACATAGAGTAAGATACAAAAGGCGTCTGCTTGGTCATCATTGATATCATTATCAGGTACTATGTTATAGCTTTTCAGTATCTCAATGCTTTGTTCTTTTCTTGCTTTGCTTTTACCTTTGATTAAGTGATAACCGCACCACATTGAATTACTTATATCAACATAGCCAATGTTATGACGGTTACGCATGACTCCTAAGAATGAACCGTTAGCTCTAATCAATGAGATGTTTCCCTTAGACTTGAACGTGATGATAGGTTCTTCAATATAAATAAAGTAGTCAAATAAGTTGTAATGCTCAATGACTTCTGTTATCCCGTCAGCAATTAGTTTTGCACGTTCCAAAGGGTCTTTACTTTTACCACCTGCAATTGAACCAACTACATACTCATTTGTTAAAGGATTGCGAAACGCATAACCAGTATTAGAAGTGCTAAAGTCAATCGCTAAGGCTTTGCTCATAAATCAGAACTCAATTCAATATAAAGTTCCTTAGTAATTTCTCCAATATCAAATAAGTGTTTAACATAGTGTTCGTACTCAATTGGAGTCAATACTTCTTTTTGTGCTAAAATATGCTCTTTATTCATTTCTTTATTCTCCCTTAAAAATTAAAGCTGTATCAAGATTAATCAAACCACATTCAACAGCGTTAAGTAAGAACTCGTTAAAGTCAACCATTGACAATGTTTCTTGCTTAAATAATAGCTGTTCTTCTGTCATTTGCTTTCCTCTCTTAACTTCTGTATTTATTATAGCATATCCACTTTTCAGGTTTGGTTTATCCTCTGTTATGTAAGATATGATTGACTTTGTAGGCATTTTGTGTTATACTATTTATAGGAGGTAACTATGGCTAGAGATAAATATTTAATGTACTTACGACAGCAAGAATACAAAAAGCGTATTAAAATTAAAGTAGATAATACAAGAGCTAGAATGAACAGAGAGTATATGAATCAGCCAGAAGTAGATAAGGAAACATTAGAACTATGGAACAATCAGCCAGCAATACATTTTGATTTAGGAGAAAATAAATAAATTATATTAAAAAAAAGAAATTAGCCCCTTAGGGCTTTTGTTTCACGCTTGACCGAAATTTGACTAGAAGTGGCAGAAATTAAGTGCATTGAGTGTCCTGTTTGTAAAGTATGGTATCAGTAAGCACAATGTCTTTCTTGTTTGTAAGATTTCTAAAGGAATTCCGGAGTGTTTGATAATCTTTTTATCTTGTACTGGAATTATGAAATGTTCAAGAAAACAAGAAAAATAAAATGTACGGAAAAATAATTATTAGTGTACAAAATTAAAGGTTAATATATTCTACTACGTTTTTTTGCACATTAAATATATAGCTAAAACCGAACAATAAATGTCAATAAATATGTATAAGCATAAAAACAATGGTTGTTTACGAACAATATTATTATTCTTGACAAGTATAAAATAAAAGTATATAATTAATTTATCATCAAGAAAGGAGAATTAGAGGGCTTAGAATAATTTACATAACACATGATAACTCAAAGTGTAAAATGCAATATGTTAAAATATAAGTATATAATAGTTGACAAGTGAAAATGTCTATGTTATTATTATCTATGTAATTGAATATATAACCCATAGGCGGTTGAGGTACGAAAGTATAGCGATGTGATAAACATCAAAACGAGCTGAGTAAGCTATGAAGTCGAGAATACCTGATTACATAAACCCCATGTAACTCTATAAGAGATAAGTATTTAAGTTTAAGGTGTCTTAGTTTTATACTATTTGAAAGCCGTTGTTTAACTTACTTACTGAAATTGCAGCATTTGCTGACAGGTTGTGCTGATTAGTTTATGCCAATTCACAGCACGTAAAATTAAATGAGCGGAGTAATTACACTAAATTAGAGCTTACGACAAATAACAAATTAACTTTCAAGCAAGAATCTCTAGTAATTACTTGACGGGGGGAAAACTTAATGTTTGACAAATACAAAAAGAAATGATAAGATATAAATATAATAAAGGAGAAACAAAAAAATGAAAAATAAATGTATTAAGTGTCAGCAAATAAGAAAAGCAAGTGGTGTAAGTTATTTAAAGTGCTGTAAATGCAAACAAAAAGCTAGTGATAAAAGAAAGAAAAATAAGAAGAATAAAAGCGAAATGGCTAAAACTAATGAGGAACTAAGAAAAATATCTAAACGATTAAATCAAGATAGTATAAACAAATTCATAAAAGAAAGAAATGGAATTAAGGCTTGACAAATGTAAGATATTTGATACTATGGTATAAGAAAAGGAGAGTATGAAAAATATAACTAAATTTCAGATTGTTTGTGATGTAATTTTAATTGCTTTAAGTGGATATTCAGGGTTTACAGCTAAAAGTCCGACTGATTTATTTGTTGCTTTTTTATGGTGTCTTTGCTTATGTCTACATATTTATTGGCTTAAAAGGTTTAAGGCTTGACTTTTCAAGTCTTTTTTGCTATTATATACTAAAGGAGAAAGAAATGACTAGCCTATTTGATAAAGTAAGCACAGCTAAAGAACTTAAAGAATCAGAAGACTTTTCAGGCGGTTTGCTTTGGAATGTACAAGATATTTTGCCTAAAGGATCACTCGGTCTTATAACAGGTAGTGAAAAGAGCATGAAGTCCTCACTAGCGCAAGACTTAGCACAAGCCATGGCACTAGGAGAACCGTTCGCTGGAAGAGAAACAACTCAAACTAATGTGTTATTTATTCAGAATGAAAATAGCAGACTGACAGAACATCAACGCTTGAAAGGCTCAAGAAGAGATAGTCCTGATAACTTATATTTTTTACACGGTGGAGCTTTTAAACTTGATACATGGAAATATGACAGCCAAGGGAAAAAGCACAATGTAGGGCTTAGAGAGCTATATAACTTCATACTAGAAAAAGACATTGGACTTGTTATCTTAGACCCTCTTAAAGACTTGTTAGATGACAACGATATAATCAACGCAAACCAACCAATGGCAGAAGTCCTAAGAGGAATTACAAACCTTAGAAATACTTTAGATATGAAGCACAACAAGTATGTAACGTTTATGATTGTGGCACATGCTAGAAAACAAGCTGGCGAACAGTCTTTAACAGAACGTGATTTTCGTATCATTCCAAGCCATATATTGGGAGCTACGACAATTCCTTCTTGGTACGAGATAGCCTTTACTATGTCGCCAAAGATTAATAGCAAAACTAAAAATGGTTATTCTGTTATGAAAGTATTTGCTCGAAACTTTGCTTTCAATAATGAAATTCTTTGGGGTTACGTTGGTTCGGCTTTCACATCAATTGACCAGAATAAAAAAGAGCCCGATAGCGAACTAGTGGAAAAAGTAAAGGCTGAAACTCCAATCGAAACGACGAAAGAATCGGCACAGGCTTTCTTAGACTTAGCTAAAGAGCAAGGAAAGGTAACAGAGAATGATTGAAAAATGGTATGTAGTTAAAGTTTCAGAAAAAAATAAAAAAAGGTTTCATATACTGGATAGTTTTGTAGTATTTCCATGTTATGATACTGCTAACCAAGTTATCGAACATATGGGAGATACAGTTGTTTTGACTACACCAAGCAAAGAGATCGCAGAAAGCACAAAGAGAGCGTTAAATGAACGACTATAAGAACAAAGCTATTAATCTCCATGCCGAAGTCTATGGCTGGCTATATCGTGCATTAGACGAAATGATAAAAGCAGAGTGGCACAATGATGAACTTTTCAAAGTATGGCTTAGTCGTGCTGAATTTCTAGTCAGACAGTCAAAAAAGTTGCATAATGCTTGCGAAAATGATTATTCTAAGCGTGCATTGATTAGGGCATTACAATTAAAAGTAGAAATAAATAAAAAAATATCATCTAATGCTTGACAATAATAACTAATTTTTATATAATAGTATATATAGAAATAAAGGAGAACTAACAAATGGTAGTTAAATTAACGCAAGAACAAGCTGAATTTCTTGGAACTTTTGGAGATAAAACTAAAGCATTTCATTATATTTCTCGTTGGGGTTTCAGTTATAATCTTAAAGACGGTAATGAAAAACTTTACGGAACTATTTTCGGACCTGATGAAGAAATACCTTTTACTATTGATGAAAAAGAAAAAATGTTAAATGCAATTATTAATGGTTATGAAGTCGTTGTGCCTAAATTTAAGTTTCATAATTTTTCTGATGTTAGCGGATTGAACCGTTTATATTATACTGGCGTACAAGCACAATTAACAACTAGTATTGAACGAGCGAAAGAAGTAGAAAAAAATAGTGAAGAGTATGTTGCACTTGAAAACTTAGGTTTCTATAAAGAAGAAGTATGATAACATCTTTTGAATCACTAGCTGAAAGGCGATTAATAACTCTCAATTATCACAAAAAGGGTAGTCAGCAGTATATCAACAGCTTAAATTACTTTGAATATGCTAGAATATACTTCGATAAAAATGGCTTTCCAGAAGATAACAGGCGAGTTTATCAAAGTGGCAAGCGAAAAGGTCAAAAAGTTGGCTGGTCTGATAAAGAGGAAAAACAGCAGAAAGACGATATTAGAGAGTTCATTTATGAAAAGCAACTTCAAAAGTTTAAAAGCAGAAGAAAAAGCAAGTAAACATTATGCTAGAGGCGTCAGAAAGCTGTCTAAAGAGCTTGAAGAGATGAACGAGACAAAGTATAGGGTAGAACCTAACGAGTGCTTATATGGCTTGATAAGTGAATTGTGGAGCTACTGTGACGAAGGTTGGATCCTACCAATGCTCAAATATAATATAGAAATTACAAGACAAGGGAACGTATTTATCGTAGAAAGAGGATAAAATGATCGAAGTTGAAACTTTTGTTAAAATTGAGGGTTTTGATAATTACGAAGTATCTAATCTAGGTAAAGTTAGAAATATAAAAAGTGGTAGAATACTTAAACCTTATCTTAATGAAAAAGGATATTTAAAACATTGTTTATCTGAACATAATAAAAGGAAATTTCTGTTTCTGCATAGAATTATAGCAACTGCTTTTATAGAGAATCCTGAAGGGAAACCTCAAGTTAACCATATTGACGAAAATAAGTTAAATAATGATTTAAGTAATCTTGAATGGTGCACTGTAAGAGAAAACATGATACACGGTACTAGAACAAAAAGGATTGCTGAAAAATGCTCCATAGAAGTTATTCAACTAGACTTAAATGATAATATATTAAATGTATTTAAATCAATGACACAAGCAGAACAAGAAACAGGAACTTCAGTCGGAAGTATAAGCAATTGTTGCAATGGAAAAAGCAAAAGCGGAGGCGGATATAAATGGATAAAAAAGTAGAAAGAGGAGGAAATGGAAACAATTAATATTAAATTTGATGAAAAACAGCTTGAGGAAGTTGTGAAAAAAGTTACTGAAGAACTGAAAAAAGAAAAAGCTCTGGCGGCTATAAATGGAGAAAAAAATGAGCATATTTGAAACCTTAAGTGTCATTAATGTTAATGACAAAAAGAGTAAAAAGAATAATCTTGACTATCTATCTTGGGCATTTGCTTGGTCTGAGGTAAAAAAAGTATATCCTGAAGCTAACAGTAAAGTTTATGAAAATGAACAAGGGCTAAATTATCACACAGACGGTCGTACAGCTTGGGTTAAGGTTGGTATGACTATTGAGGGCTTAGAGCATATTGAGTATCTACCTGTTATGGACTATCGTAACCAATCTATCCCAGTTGAAAAACTGACTTCTATGGACGTAAATAAAGCAATTCAGCGCGGACTAGTTAAGGCAATCGCTCGTCATGGTTTAGGGCTATACATCTATGCAAATGAAGATTTACCTGACTTGACAGAAGAACAGAAAGAGCTTGAAGCTGAAAAGCAACGACTTAGAGAGATTCAGCCAGCACTAAATAGAGCTGAAGAACTTGGATATCCTAACATGGAACTACTTAAAGCAAAGACAAAAAAAGAAATCTTTGACATCATGACAATTTGGAAAGCAACAGAGGGAAAATAAAAAATGGCAATCATTACAGTTACAGCACAAGCGAACGAAAAAAATACACGTACAGTAAGCACAGCAAAAGGCGACAAGAAAATCATTTCAGTGCCATTGTTTGAAAAAGAAAAAGGTTCTAGCGTAAAAGTTGCATATGGTTCAGCGTTCTTGCCCGACTTCATTCAATTAGGCGACACAGTAACGGTCAGCGGTCGTGTACAAGCTAAAGAATCAGGCGAATACGTGAACTACAACTTTGTTTTCCCTACAGTTGAAAAAGTATTTATCTCTAATGATAATGGAAAGCAAACACAAGCTAAGCAAGATTTATTTGGCGGTTCTGAACCAATTGAAGTTAACACGGAAGATTTACCTTTCTAGAAAGTTGGTTTCATGTACACAGCAGAAGAGAGAGAGCAAATTATCGACATCGTGGATAAAATGAGCTTATTAAGACAAGACTTTGACGGAGCTTTCACTTGGATCAAGGAAAACGTATCAATGCCATTTGACTTTGACGGAGAACAGCAATTCATATCAGACTTGAAGCAGTTAGTGAAAATTAATGCTTTGAAGTTTGGTAAAATATATGAGGGAGTATTAAATTGACAACATTAAGAGAACTACATAAAAAACTTAAAATTAAACAAACGCTTGACAACTACGTAAGAAACACAAATAAAAAATACAAATATAATCTTATCCCTGATGAAATTCTTGGCGAAGGAATGGCTAAACTGATCGAGCTTAATACGCAAGGTAAACTTGGACGACATGCACAGCAGATTGCTTACATCAACCATAATTTGAGCTTACAGCGACAAAAGGAACAACTGGAACAAGCTAACGAACGACTCGCTAAACGTGCTGAGAAGGCCCAGAAATTGCTTGACACGGAACTTCTGAAAGATAGCTACATCGAAACACTGGAAATGTTTAGTAAATTCAATTCAGCAAAACAATATACTATGTGGGACGACCTAGAAACTCCAACTAAAGTGATTGAGTTCATGGAAAAGAACGGAGTTAAACAAGGCAAATGGCTACGTCCTGAAGGAGTTGACGCTTGGTTCAAAGAACGCATTATTTGGTTCAAGAATAAATTGAAAGAAAAATAATTAACAATAAAAACTTTAGGCTTGATGGCTTAGAGTTTTTTTGATATAATAATACATATAGTTAAAGAAAGAGGAAAAAAATAATGAAAGTAGTAAGATATAAAGAAAAGTATTTAGTTAGTGATAAAGGAGATGTATATGAAGAAAATAAAAAATATACAAGAAAGAAAAAACAGCAAACTGACAAATACGGGTATAAAGTAACAACTATAAACGGAAAACAAGAAAAAGTTCATAGAATAGTAATGGAAGCTTTTAAGGGTAAATCTGCTTTAACTGTTGACCATTTAAATATGAACAAACAAGATAACAGACTTGAAAACCTTGAATATGTAACTTCTGGAGAAAATTCAAAACGCGCTTGCGGTATTAAAGTATTATGGAATAATAGAGAATTTAGAAGCTTCAGCGATTTAGCTAGATATGCTAATGTCGCTTTAAACACTCCAGCTATAAATTATAGAAAAGGTTATAAACTGAAAGGGCATATAATAGAGGTTGTAAAGTGAATTTAATGCAATGCGTAACCTGTGGGGCTTCAAATTTCACTAATGGTAAATGTGATTATTGTAGAAACCAGTACGAAGTAAATGAAGACAAAATATTTTACGGTAATTCAACAGAAGATGATTCATCATTAGATGAGGATATAACCTTTCAAGAAACTCCTGCTGGTAAACTAATACTTAAAATCATGATCTACACTTTAGTTTCTATTGTTTGGTTTGCTGTAACTGTATTTATCCCACCGCTGTTTATAATAACAATTATTTTATTAGTGGTTTATTGCATTCATCGCTTGATAAATAAAAAGAAATAGCTTATAATAGTATATAGAATAAAGGAGCGATACAATGAATGTTGAATCAATAATTGGTAAAGTTATTATAATAGCACTAATTGGACTTTGACTATATGCTTTTTTTTACATTAGTTGACCTGATTAGAACGAAAGGAAGTAAATAATGAGTAAATATTTTAATGACAAAAGATATTGCCATTGCTTCGATATACCAACGAGTAACGGCTTAGGAGTTTGCAAAGGTTGTAGAGGATATACAAACATCTGTTATAATTGTGGTCGCTGTTTGCACTGCTGGTATACATCACAAGTTGAACTATTTACTGAATACGATGAACCTAAGTTGCTGGAACTTATAGAAAACTGGAATAAAATATATCAAACTAGAAAGACAAAGAACAGTTAACGTTTGACAAAGTGAAAGCAATTTGATAGAATGTAATTATGAAAGAGGTGCAGAGATGACAACTGAAGAAATAGTGCAAAACTATCAAGTGAAATTGTTAAAGATTATATTTAAAGAGATTGATAGCCTGATGAAGAAGAAAGAAAAGGCTGATATCAACTCAAGTAAACTTGCCAAAACTAGCAATACAGTAAACACATCAGCTTATTGGAAGTCAGTAGGAAACGCAGAGTTTTATATTAAAGAAATGTACCAAAAGTTTGACGCTTTAGCTGAAATTGATAGACTATTCCATTGGTCAAGTCGTCTACATCAAGAACAATTGCAATTTGTCAGCAAGTACCCTAATGTTATGGAAAAATACAGACAAGTAAATTAAGGAGAACAAAATGAAATTAGATTTAGAAACAGCAAAAACTTTGACAATAATTATAGGTGTCATCTTTACAGTTATAGTTATTGCTTGGCTGGCTATGCTTGCAATGTTGCTTATTACATGGCTTGGAGGAATTATCTAATGAACTTTAAAGAAAATCGGCACTATGCCAACGAATACGGTGTGGAACTTAACGAATACTTGAAACTCGCTTTTAGCTATGAAGAACTTGAAGGCTGGTATAAAATGCAAGTATTAAAGTATCTAGTTAGAGCTGGAAAGAAAGAGGGCGAAAGCTACGACAAAGACCGTAAAAAAGCCTTAGACTATGCAAACGAACTGGCTAGATTAATCAATGAACAAGGACGAGCAGAGGTTACACGAGACGAGGTTATGGACTTCGTTCAGGTTATAGCTGATAATTTCAAAAAATGGAAAGGCGAATAAAATGATAGAAAAAATTATTATCTCTAAAGAGTTGAACGAATGGCTAGAAGAACATCAAACATTAGATACTGATAATACACTATATGATATACGTTTCAGCAAAGAAGTTTTTGAAGAGTTATTTGAAGAAGTCTGGCTTGAAATTGGCGATACAAAGAGCTATAGAAATACTTTGGAAGCATTCGGTTTGAGCGGTAATACTAAAGCGGCTCACTTATGGTTATTGTTGAACCGTGATAAATGGGAAGTAGAAGAAGATGAGTTGTTTTATATATGTATTCCAGAACCTGATAACTTTAATGCTTGGCTAATTAAGGGTGGAGGTATTGATTTCTATTCTCGGCCACCTATTGATGAATGTTATAAATGGACACAAGAAGAAATTGATGAACATGAAGTAGCTAAACATTTACAACATTTTAAAAAGAAAGTATAAAAATGAAAGTAAAAGAATTAATTAAAGAGCTAGAAAAGTTTGATGAAAATATGGAAGCTCAGTATGATTATGAAGCATGTGGTGGAACTATGTTTGTTCACGAAGTTTCTATTCAAAACGAAGATTATGAAAGTAATGAAAAAGAAGTAGTTGTTATTTATTAAAAGATTGAAAGTTTATGCTTGACAGTATGAACTTTTTTTGATATTATAGTCTTATAGAAATAAAGGAGAACGAAAATGACAAAAGTAATATATGCATTGTTTGATGACGGAAATCAATCTGTTAAAAATACACTAGAGCCTTTAGGATATGAAGTTTATAGCTTTGGAATTCAAAAAAAAGATACAGTTATTGATTGTGATTTAACAAATTTTAATGATTTTATATCTAAAACAGAAAACTTACCTAAGCCTGATTTAATTTTTGCAAACCCACCATGTGAAACTTTTAGTATAGCCACAGCCAGTGGATATGATAGCGGAAAAAAAGGAAATATTTACTATTATAATACTGGAGAACGCATTACAGATTTTGATGATTGGAAAACATCAACTTATCATAATGTAAAAAATATGAAAAAAGATAAAAAAGAATATTTTGAAAAACTCATCATTAAACGAGAAATTTCAGAACAACTTCATTATAATACTGATAAAATTATAGAATACTTTAAAGTTCCAGCAGTTATTGAAAACCCTCAAACAAGTTATTGTTGGAAATTATTTCATAAAAAAATGAATAAAGAAGTCGCTCATTATATTGCTTATGATGATAGTTACACAAAAAAACCGACTATCTTTGCTTGTACAAATAAATTAAAGTTAAAACGTGTACCAAGAGGAGTTAAGCAAAATCAAAGTTGGAGCAATTACAAAGCATCATATAACAAACGTTCTTCTGTTCCCGAAAAATTGATTATGGATATTATTGAACAAATGTTAATGTAAATGATAACTTTATTGAAGAGGTTTAAAGTTAATTCTTGACAAATATAAAGTAATTTGATACTATTGTTTTACAGAAAGGAAATTAAACAATGGCAATGCAAAAAGCTATAAAGGTAATAGCTTATAACCCTACAACGGAAGAAGAGCTACACTTTAGCTGTAAGGCTCAATGTGCTAAGTATTTCGGACTTAAAGTTAATACAGTTCTTGGTTGGTTTGCCTTTGGTAGACCTGTAATTGAACTACTGATAGACCTAGATAGAAACCAAGTGGAAATTGAAAAGCAAAGCAAACTAAATGGCTTTGAATTGTTTACGATTAAGGAGTGGTTAGATTATGTGTAAAAAACGAAAATACACTAAAATGGGCGCTTTATATTCAATAGCTACTGCCCAGCATATTAAAAAGAACAAGAAAAATAAGAATGACAAGATACCAGTTAGGGCTTATTACTGTAAGTGGTGCAAAGGATATCACTTATCAAGTCAGCAAAGACTAAATATAAAGACGGGAGTAATTGGATAATGGTAAATGAATGGACTTATTACAAAGTTACATGGTACGAAGAGAAAATTACTGGAGCTATATTATTTTGGCAAGAAAAAGAAGCTAAAGTTTATAGTCTAAGAGAAGCACGTGAAATTAAAGAAGCAAAAGAATTTAAAACAGGGCATAAAGCGGAAATTAGAAAAATAACTGAAATAACGGAGTTTATAGCATAATGACAAATGAAGAATTATATGAAAGAATTACTGACGTACTAAAAGAACAAGGCATTGGAATGGCACAACTTGAATTAAAAATTAAAAGTGAAACAGGTAAATATCCTAACCTAAGAGTAACTAAATCACGTTTGAGCTTACCGAATACCGTAGCATTTCCTTATCTTACTATGTTTTTCAATGATGATGAAATGCACGAGATTACGCTTAAAAAGATGAATAATTCAGGAACAGGCGGAGAAGCTATGGACTTACTAGATGAGTTGTTATATAGCTTAAAACCAAGTAAAGAGTATCTATATAAGCAACGATTGAAACGTAAAATGCAAAGGGAGGCAATGAGATAATATTACAAAAGTATACGAGTGAGATTAATAGTTCAAAATATCCACGGTCAACAGCTGGAAATATTGCGAACGACTTGAACAAGAAAGACCCTTTCAATAATTATCTAGTAAGCCTTGAGTTAGGTTCTAAAAGGTATATTATTGAAAAATTTGAAATTAAAGGAATGAATAGATGAATCCATATATATCACAATTATTTGACAGGATAGACTTATGCCATGAAGCTATAAAAGCAACTAGCGAAGTAATTGAACCTAAAGTTCCTGAACCTTGGGCAAGTATGACGGCAAAAGAGATTATAAAAGGGCTAGGAGTTTATAAATGAAGAGATTTTACGTAGAAGAAGACGACAATGGCAAAGAGATTAAGCGAAAACTCACAACTTTTGCTAATGATGATTTAACACAGCTTTCAGATGATGAACTAGAAACATTATACTATGAATCGTCAGCTCAATTTTTAGCTAAAGCATTGCACTTTAAAAAGATTGAGAACGAACTATTTTCAAGAAACATTGCAGGAGATGAAATTATAAAACATGCTGGAAATAATATTATTGAAGCTATTGAGGAGGTAAACTGGTTTTGTTAGATAGTTATCTAATTCAAGCAAAGAACGAAGTAGGAGAAAGAATAACAGCAATTATATGGGACAAAAAATTAGGCTGGGTAATTTATCCAAGTTCTAAAGCTGTAAAAGACGGAATAGAAAAAAGCATGGCATAAGGAGAATAAATATTTTTATTTTAACAGACGCAGATATTCAAAGTATCGTATTGATTCAACAAGCTCATAAAAAGACAGACAAGGACTTTAATGATATTGTGGCACAATTATATGAACAAGAGTTTAAAACGCAAGAGAAAGCGAAATATGAGCATATAAGGCAAGCTAAGGAGAAAGCACTTGAAAAACAACGAATTAGTGAAGAGAATCAACGAAAAGAAGCTATTGATAACGCTAGGGAGAGGGACAGGGAAAAATCAACTGTTCAAGATGATAATGACTCACAAGATACGGATAATTCAAACGCTGGACTTCAAACTCCAGAGCCTACGCAACAGACTAATAGCTCGGTTATTGGAAATGATTGGTCTCAAGTTAGTCCTGAACAAGCGAGTGAATACGTGTCAGCCAGAACAGGAGTTCCAGTTTCAACTTGGCAAGCAATTATCTACGCAGAAAGTACAAATAACCCAACGATCACTAACTCAATTGGGTGCTTTGGCTACCTCCAGCTCCACCCTGTCCATGGTAATGTGTATAGCATGACACCGCAACAATATCTTGATACAGCGGTAGGAGTTTACAACTCACAAGGGTTATCAGCATGGGAAGTTATAACAAACGGAACAGTAAATTAAAAAATAGAAAGTAGAATATCTTCATTTACAAAAGAAAACCACCAATTAAGGTGGTCTTTTTTTTATTTGTTTGGTGCCATTTCAACTTTGATGTTATTGGCTTGTAAGAAACGCAAGTGCCAAGGCGCTCCCTCATTCCAAACGTAATGCTTGAGGTCTTTTCCTGTCGTATCTTTATAAATTTGTTTAATGATAGTCCATTGGTCGCCATTAGTTAAGCCAATTACTTTTGTTCCATTGAAGTAGGATACTCCGCCAGCTGGTTTTCCGTCTTTTGTATTAACTTGATATGTAAATTTCATTAAATCGTCGTCCTCTAATTCTGTATTTGTTTGTGTATTGTTTACTGCGACCGTGCCACTAGTTTGCCCTGTAAGGCGATTGTTTAGTTCTGCGATAAAGTATGAGCGACAACTCTCTACCGTACCACCGTGTACCTCTACGGAACGTCTAGGGCATGAAGTTGCTGAAAGTTCTTGATGTAGTTTAACAGTATCCCAATTAGGAGTTAAGCCCCACTGTTTCATATACTTAGATACATCATCTAGTACCGCTTGCTCATTTCTCAAGAACTGGGTTAAATCGCCCTCTGATTGGCACACTTCCCAACTTGCGTAATTTGCATTACCATATGAGTTAGCACAATGATATGCCATATTAGAGAAATCAGAAGCCTGTAATCGCCCGTCGTTTCCAATATAAACATGAGCAAAGCCATTTTCTGGGTTTTGTTTAGGTAGCCAATCATTATAGAAGCCAGCGTTAGCACCGTTTGAGCCTGCGTCGTTGTGAATTACAACCCCAGTAGGGTTATACCCACGAACGCCAGCATTAGTTATATTCATTCTTTTTTATCCTCCGTTTGTTCTTCTTCAACTTCAGGAATAGTTACACCATTCTTTTTAATAAGTTTAACCAAACCAGCGAACATAGGGCTAAGGCTTGCGATTAAATAAATAAACTGTCCTACAAAGTACAACAAAGCTACATTCATCACAGTTTTTGCAATATCAGAAGTTGAGGGAGTTTGAGTAAAGTAAAAGACTGCATACAAAACCCATAGCGAGAAGACAACTGTCAAATCAATCACAAGTCTACGTTTGAAAGGTGGGTTCATCGCTTCTCTATCTTTAACCCACGTAGCGAAAAGAATCGCCAAAATTAAGATAGTTATTAAAATCATTTTCGTTACCATTTTATTTTGCTTTCTATTTTGTTATTTAATAAAGTAGCTTGCGTTACCACGTGACGACAAAGGGTTACTACCAATATCTTCTCCCCACCAAGTAATACTACCATCTGGGTTTATGTCAATATGGAAAATGCTATCTCTTCCAACAAGATGACCAATAAGACTTTGAACAACAGCTGGACGAAATGGTTTATCTACCCACGTTCTAGCCATCGTTTGTCCTTTTTTTATATTTGCCACACTACCAAGGAATCTAACAATTACTAAATCATCGTTCTTTTTAGTAAGTTGCAATTGCAAACCAGGAGCGGTTTGAACTGTCGACRTTTGAGCTGGAACATAGATTGAACCTTTAAGTGATATATTATTTACAGAAATACTATCCAAATTACTGGTCTGAACAATTGGTTGAGTGCTTGTTACTCCAGTTCCTGAAGTTACAACAACATCAAAACAAACTTTTAAAACGCCAGAGCCGTTGTTTATGTCAACACGGTTGCTATTATTTGCGGTTTCGGCTGATAAGCTGACAGGGTTAGCAGTTTGTGTTAAGTCAATGTTTGCATGAATATAATTAGTAGAATTAGCCTTAAGAGCTACCGTTTCGTTTAATAGTTCAAAATACCTCCCGCCTGCAATGATTGATGTGTTAACATATTGAATGTTAAGAGCTGTATTTAACGGACTTGTCCAGTCTTTGCGCCTAATCGTTCCGTAGTCCATTCCTGTCAACATCATGTATAGTTTTCCGTCATTATTAGAACCGACTGGGAACTCTGTACCATTTTGACTGAAAAACGTGAAATTTTTAATTGTCATTTTTAACCTTTCTTGAAATTATCTTTGCTTTATCTAAAACTGGGTTATCAGTAATTGATAGCTCCAACAATCTAAATTTTCTACCGCCATAAGGATAACCACCAATTGATACAAATTGTCCCACTTCATACAAGAGCGTAGTTTCAATTCTAAGCGTGTTCCCGCTATTGTAGTATACTTTACCTGATAATAGCTCTAAATGGTCTTTACGAAGCTCTCTATGCCCTTTAAAGCTATCTATTCTATATTTGTCGCCATAAGTAGCTACATACTCATATAACATTTGGTTTGTCTCCACTTTCTACAAAAATAAGCCTATCATTGAACTCTGTTTTAACTCTGTCTGCTATATATCCTGAGTATAGTTTACCCTCATACCATATATCTACTAAGTCATTAACATATAAAGGCAAAAGTTCATTTTGGTTAAATATTAACCTTGTAACGATTGTAGAGGGAGAAATTTCAGCCTTAATAGTAGACATATCTGGTGGGTTTCCGTGGTCATCTCTATCATAAAACAATGTTTTAGCTGTTCTTACTTCTGGCAAGTCTGTTCCGTCTCCGCGATAAGTACTATAATCAATGATATCTCCGTTATTTTTTGCTGTATACATTTTAGGCGGGTCTGTGTAATCATCTGCATTTGAACTTTTAACGAACACGACAGCAAAATTATAAGCTGAACGTTCTACTATTGTTTCGGTTTCTACTGCCACACTTTGCTTAATGTCTACCCTTGTCGTGATTCTTTTTCTATTCCAGTTCCTAGAAGCAAAGTTAATAAACAACAAAGTCCTAGGGTCTGTTTCAGATGAAGCATGTTGAATTGTTGTAGTTGGTTGAAATTGAACCTTGGAAAATATCCTTTTAGCTACATCAGTAGCTCCTGAAGTTTCTGCTTTACGGTTGATTGTAGCCTTTCCTGCAAAGATACTTGAATTGAAGAAATAACCATAGCTCATTAAATTATTTTTATTAGGGTCAATTAAATAATCAATGATAGCAAAGTTTGTCGTTTTAGTTATTGCGTTTGGAACATCAAGGCTTTCAATCATTGCCCAAAAATAGTTCTTTAATGTAGCTTTATTGCTTTCATCTACACTTGTCACAAGGTAAACCATATCTAAATTCAGCTTTTTCTTTTTACCTAGAGCTTCTTCAATTGGAACAACTTCAGGAAAGAGAATTTGAACAATATCGCCAACTTCTACCGAAACGGTCAATGTAGCTGATGAAGTGTAAAGATAACCTGTTTCCCACAGTTCATAGTTAATAACTTGACACCTTGCTTTTGGTATAGGTAAACCTCTTTTTTCTTTTTTACCATTAGGCATGCTAAAATCAGATATATTATAGTAGTTAGGGTTAAAATTATCATAAATATTAGCTTCTAACATTAAACAAATTCCGCCTTTCTCTTGATTTTAAACTCTGCCTTACTTAAATTGATTAGCTCCATTTGACCTTTTTCAATTATACGAGTTCTATATCGCTCGAAGTCCATTACAGGGAATAAATTTAGAGCAGTTGTCCCCTTCCAACCTTGATAAGTTTCGTCATTTACATCTGTATTTATTAAAATATAGTCTTGCAACTGTTCCGTCTTAAATACAATTGCAGTATATTCATTTCCGATATCGTCTAAAAATCTAACTCCAGCAGGTGTTTTAGGTAGTTTCGGAAATAATATCCCCATAAAACTAAATATTTCGTCTTTTATATCCCAGCGACTTAAACGTTCTATATTTGTTTCTCCATAGTAAGTGTAAGAAGTTCCTTTGACATACTTATAGTCTCCTGGTGCTGTTCCGCCATAAATTTTAGATTTACCAGAAAGAACTTTACCATTTTGAACCATATCAAAAGTTAAGTTTTCGTAAGTGTACCACTTTGTAATTATATCAAAAGTTATCTTTTCGCTGAAAGCTCCGTTTTTACCGTAACCCTCCGTCTTTGTGACATCTGCTAAAGCTAAATCAGCATATACTTGAAAAATTTCTGTTTGATATTCAAGTGTAACGAATTTTTTGTTAAGAATATCGTTTACGAAGTCTTTCATTAATTGATAGTTTTCTTCTAAACTTTCGCCAAACGTTTCCAACTTGAATTCTATTTGAGGTTGAGTGATTGAGCGTGTTCCCATTACTCCGATACCATTACTTTGCCAGATGTTATTAGTTGATTGTAACCCTAAATTAGAGGGCTGATAAAATCTAACTTTCCCATTTGTAACGTCCCAAACTTTATCATCTGTTCCGTCTAAGTTGGTATGTATTTTATACTGTCTTACCATTAAGCCCTCCCTAGGTCAAATTCTCGTCTGATTGCTCGTGCTAAGTTAGAAACATCTTGGCCAGCACCACCTTGTACGTTAAATGTGTTATATGTTCTGTTATCGCTTGATACGCTGTTAGTGCTTAAACCGTAACCGCTAGAAGATAAGTTGACATCTGTTAAGCCTACTACCATTGAACCTTTGAACAGTCCGCCGACAGTCTTAGAAACTCCATTAATTGCGCCACTGATTTTATCTAAAGTTCCTGAAATACCTCCCAGAATATTATCAATTAAATCTTTAACTCCTCCAAATGCGTTCGCAAAGAAGTCATAAACGCCACCAAATACACTTGTAATTGAATCCCATGCTCCTTTAGCAATATTTCCTAAAGCTCCAAGCGCGTTACTCACTGCTTCCTTAGCTGAATCGAATATACCACCAAACCATGAACCAACTGAACTAAATACGCCTGTTATTGCGTTCCAAGCGCTTGAAGCAAAGCCACCAAGAGAACTGAACACTCCACTTACTACACCACGAACAGCGTTGAATATTCCACTAAAGAACCCTGAAACTGCACTCCATATTGAGCGAACTACTCCCCAAGCACTAGAAGCAAAACTTCCGATTGCGCTGAATACTGATGATACAACTCCTTTTACAGCGTTGAATATACCGCCAAAAAAGCCAGCTACTGCATTCCATACACCAACCAGTACATTCCAAGCTGAACCGGCAAAGCTACCGATTGCGCTGAATACTGTAGAAACTATTGAACTAACAGCATTAAATATTCCACCAAAGAAACCTGATATACCTTGCCATGCGCCAATAACTAATTGATAAGCGCCTCGAATTATAGCCAATATAAGTTGGAACGCTAAATTAATTACTGACCCAACTAGCCCAAATATAGATTTAAAGAAACTAATTAAAGGTTGGAAAGTTGTAACAAACCAGTTATAAGCACCTGTCACTAAAGAAGCGATAGTTGTAAATACAGTTGTAACGACAGTTACTATTCCATTCCATAGCCCTGTGAAAAACTCTGTAACACCAGTCCATGCTGTTTGAATTCCAGTAACAACAGTTGTCCATAAGGTAGTGAAGAATGTTGTTATTCCGTTCCAAATATTTTGAATGCCTTGTACAATGCCGCTGAACCAATCAACTAAACCTTGCCAGATACCTTTTGCTCCGTCAACTGCTCCGTTCCATATATCAGCGAACCATTGACCGATACCGCTAAAGAATGAAACTATTCCGTCCCATGCACTCTTTAAGAAGTCTACAAAACTAGCCCAAGCCTTTTTGCCTGTTTCTGTTTGAGTAAAGAAATAAACCAAACCAGCAATAACTGCTGCAATTGCGGCTGCAATCAATACATAAGGATTGATTGCAGCAACAACATTAAAAGCCTTCATTACGCCTGTTCCTGCTTTAATTGCCGTTTGTAACTTTTTAAAAGCACCAATAGCAGTAACTATTCCAGAACCGATTTTAAAAGCTATAAACCCTGCTGCCAAGGCTACTAAACTACTTTTGACAACATCAAGTGCTGTCTTACTTTCACTAAATTTCTTTGCAAAATCAGCGATTTTCTTTATGACGTCAGCTAAACCTTTTGCCAAATTAGCGATAGTTTTACTTACATTCTCAACAGAACCTGAACTTTCAGCAGTTTTTGAATCTACACCAGTAAATGATTCTATTAGTTGTCCGATTATACTTAGAACTGAACCAAAAGTTGATTTTAATCCGTCCCAAATCTTAGAGAAAGAACTTAAAGCACCATTTTTTTCTAATGCTCCCCATAGTTCTTTGATATAATTAACTATATTATCTAATGCTTTACCAGCACCTTTTCCCCACTCATCCATTTTACCAATTACAGCATTTATAACAGGTGTCAAAGCCTCAAGCGTAGGAAGTAAGGCTTGCGATAAGTCTTCATTAAAACCAGACCAAGTGTCCCTTATAGTTTTTGTAGCACCGCCTGAACCGTCTGCTGCTTTTTGCATAGCCTTATCGAGCATATCCATTGAAACAGCGCCGTCTGTAACCGCATCGTTAAATGAACTATATTGCTGTAGTTGTGGGTTCATTTGCATAACAGTATCTTTTAATGAAGCACTAAGAGCCGTGTTATTATCTGTCAACTGATTAATATTTTCGGCAGTAACTTTTCCAGAAGCTGACATCTGACCATAAGCCTGTGCAACACCTTTAAGGTTTTCTCCAGTACCACCAAACGCTTGGTTAGCTTTTACTAGCGCTTCTGTTTTGCCAATTGCTGCTTTAGCACTATCCCCTAAACCAATAAAAGTCGTTGAAAGTTTTAGAGTATCTTCGCTATTTGCGTTTGTATCTCTAGCGAGCTTCTGCATAGAATTGCTTACATAGTCAAAATCTTCCGCATTACCTTTGAACTTCATTGTGTTTTTCAAGGCAATCATGGCTGTTTGAGTATCCATTGCGTCGGATATCCAGCCTCTTAAGCCATTGCCAACAGCACTAACAGCACTTGAACCTATTTGCCTGAATGCACCAATAGCAATCTCTCTAAGACCGCTAAAGCGTGACTTCATGCCGTCAATTCCGCTATTTACACCCTTGGTGTCCATTTTAGCGTCAATGTTCCAAGAGCCTGAACTAATAGCACCCTCGACTTGCCTAATTTCGCCCTCTAGCCTGTTAGCTTGTGTTTCTGCTGTGCCTAAATCTCTGGTAAGCTGTAACCATTTCTTTTGGCCTGCTGGCGAGCTCTTGTCAACTGTAGAAAGTTCTTGTTTTAATTTTGTTGCTTTGTCACGTGATAAGCCCAACTGCGCTTGTAAGTTCTTCTGCAATTGTGCCATTTTACTGGTATTTGTTGGGTCAAGTTTTAGAGCTTCACGTAAGTTTTTAGCTTCTCCTCTAAGCCCTGACATTGCGGTATTAACACCTCTAAGTGAGTTCTCGAACTTCGTGGTATTACCATATATCTCGACCTCAAACTTTGCATTACTTGCCATTACATACCCTTTCTTTTACGCCTTTTCTCTTTTTCCTTTTCCTCTTTCTTCTTCTCTGCAATAAGCTCAATTATTTTATAAACAAGTTCTAGTTCCATTTCCATGAACTGTGTTATATCAATTTCGTTATTGCCTAAAATAGTCAAAAGTTCTAAAGTTTTATTTTCCCTTACAGTGTCTTTCTTTTTCTTAATTAATGAACTAGAAGAAAAGAAGACCATTTCGCCTTCCGTTTCCTCTTTTTCTTGAATAAAAACAGTTTTACAGAAGATATTGATTAACTCGTTAGTCGTAGGAAGCTCTGTTTTATCGTCTAAGGCGTTTTGCAGTCCTCCGTTACAATCTACCCAAAGTATCAATAACTTGTCTGTAAAGCTCTCCATTTGCTCTGTAAAGTCATCAGGAATATAACCAGCGACAAAAGAATTTTGTAGGTCTGCAAAGTCTTTTAAATCTGTAATAAAGTCTGAACCAGTTAGCTCTAAATATTTAATAGCATGTTTTAAAATCATTTACAGTCCTTTCAGCTCATTAAATTTCTTTCTGCCACAGTTCGACAAGTTCTTTAAGTCCTTTGCCGTCAGTATCGAACTCAAAGCTAGAACGGAAGTCTGAGAAGTCACTTTTAGCCTTTACAATGTTATCTTGAAAAAGTGCCAAGTATAAACCATATTGAACGAATTCCATTACATCAGTAATTTCTCCGTCTTCTTTTTTAAGCTCTGTATCCATTGCTTTTTGTTGCTGGAAAAGGTCTTTTCCTGTAATCATTTTAAATTTACGTGCTGTACTCAATTGTTTTGCCATTTTATTTTATATTCCTTTACTTATTCTACTATTTTTTTCCAAGTATATTTCTCTGGGTCTGTACTTTGTTCATTGGAATTATTATCAGTATATGTTCCAATATAACTTGGATAATCGCCGGCTGTTGCTTCGCTTAATGAAGGCATCCAAGGAGTTGCGGTTGAACCATGTTCCCACTTGTGACCAGCAGCCCATAAAGTACCTGAACCTGATATGTAGTAACCAACATTAACAATGTCCCCAGCTTTCAAATCAACAGAGAAACTCTTTAACGCCCAATCGAAATCATTTTTCGGAGGAGTATCAGGTATGAGCTGACTTTCATATTTACCATTTATATTGAGATAACCTAATATATCCGCTTTGTTTCCTGAACTTTTAACATATACCGAGAAAGTGTATGTTCCGTTTTCAGGCACTTTAAATGTTTTATGTATACCCGCCCATTGTTCTGTTGTTTTTTTAACGGCTAAGCCTTTATAAGTTCCGTCGTTTTCCCACTTATTTGAATTCTCCCAAGCCCCACTAAAATCTTTAGTTCCGTCTATCAAGTTCAAGTTAGGGTAAACGGTCATAAATCTATCTTTTCCGTCTTTACTATATGCAAACGCTACGTGGTCAGCCCCGTCGGGCACACTAGGGTTTGTCAGTTACAGCGACGCCTGCTGAAACATCTGCATAACCTTCAGCGGAGAATGTAACGATATAAACGTTAGGAGCAAGTTCATTGTTTGTCGCAACATTTCCTTTTACATCTTTAATTACTGCTGTTACTTTTACATCGTGACCTTTAGAATCTTTCAAAGTAGCTGGCAAGACAATAGTTCCGTCATTATGCCCTTTAGTTTTCGTTTGAACGTTTGCAATAACCGGAGCAACTAATGTAATAGCACCAGCAAGTTCCGTGTCAGGTTGCATGATGAACAGTCCACTTTCCATTTTCTTGACAAAATCTTTTGCTTGTTCTCCCCAAATTTCGTATTCAATAGCAGGAACTTTTTTATCGCCATTCAAATAAATATCTGAATCAGTTGCTTGTACTGCCAAAGTCCATTGAATAGGGTCTACACCGTCTACTGAATCTGTTTCTGATTCTTTTGTTGCTTCTGCTGTAGGTGTCAAATGAGGATAAACGACTACACGATAACCGTCAATAAATTCTCCTGTAACTTTATCACGCTTGCGCCCTTTAATTAGGTACTGAACACATTTCGTTTTCCAATTACCAGTTGGAGACCAACCCAAACCATTTGCTGTTCTTTGTTGACCTAAAATATCTTCTTTGAGTGCTTGGTCTGTTTGAATAAATACCATTTCGCCTTGAAGTAAGGTAGCGCCTTTTTTAACTCCATGGTCTGGCACGTCATCAGCAGGATAGCTATTAGTTTCCGCTTGGTCTTCCATTGAGCCAACTGATACTAAACCAGTTACAATTTTATGGTTAGTGAACTCTGGTTTTCCGTTACTTCCCTTGGCCATATCAGCTACGATTAGAGCTTCATTACCAAAGAAAATCTCACGTGAATTATAATCTAATTTCATTCTTTCTCTTTTCTATAATTTCATTGAATTGGCATAATTAGCGCCTTTCTTCAATGTTGTTTTAACGTCTTGCATACCTTTTTTCTCAACTAAGAAGTACATACCATGATAACCGCTAGTATAATTAGCCCTAGTCCCTGCGTTTACTACTACTTTATCGCCTTTTTTTACTTGTTTTAAGTTACTTGACAATTGACCAGTATTTTGATATCTGGCATAAGTATAGGTGTGACCATGACTTCTGATTAATCTAGTTCTTCGGCTTGCGCTATTTGCTTTCGCTTTAAACTCTGCTTCAAACCAATCTCCCATGCGTTCTGTTACTTTAGTTTGCATTTCTTTAGCTATGCTTGATGTATTAAGTAAATTCATTGCCATGCTTGACCACCTGCACCACAAGGCAAATAAACAGTACCAGTATAATTGTACAAATGGCTATTCTCTGACCAGTTTGTCATATTCCAACCGTTTTGCAAAACATCTCCGACTAGTCCAACAAGTTCATCGTCAACGTCTTTAACAGATAAAACAACTTGATAATAGTAGCCCATGACAAAGCTCGTATTATCCATTTTAAGCACCTTTGAATCACTAAGTGATAAATATACCGTCTTGTCTTCTATCGTGTCCTTAACGCCTAAAATAACGTCATTTAAAGGCATTGTAAGTAAATTGTTGTACCAATCTATATAAGAATCAAATTCATTCATATCCCGTTACTCACGACTCCTTCTAAAATCATCTTGTTATTTTTAGGGTTTCTTTCCCATGTTGTCCGCTTGAAAGTTTCGCCTTTTTCATCTAAGAAATAGTTGAAAATCAAGTCTTCCATTTCTCCGATTCCGTTAAGCTCATACCTTACATTTTTACCTAGTCCGATCATAGAAAACTCATCAAGTCTTGACTGATTAATTCTCTGTTTAACTGCTGGTAAAGTGATAGGCTTTATAACGTTTTTTTCTGCACCGTTCTTCTTTTTAACGGTCGTCTCCACTTGCAATGTTACTTGTGAAAATATCATCAAATACCTCCATAATACATTAACTCTTGCAAAGAAGCCAAACGTTTCATTTCAGCATTTCGCCATTGTTCAGCCGGTTCATCAACAATATTAAGCCGACAATAAGAAGCAATAAAATCTTTAACTAATACGCTTGTTTCGTCAGCTTTAATACCATTTTTTTCTAGCAACTTAATAGCTATTGAACGGAATAAGATGAGTTTACTATCATAAGCTGTTACTAAAATCGGAATACCACAATAGACTTTAATATAATCTATCATTTACTTCCTCCATTTTATTCTTATGAGACTGTAATTACTGCACCAGCGTTAAGAGTTTCAACGTGTCCGCTTGTTAGTGTTTCAACCAAAATCATGTTGCTATTAGTTTTCCATTCAAAGGCATCAACTTTAGTAAGGTCTTGCATATCAATGTGATATTTTTGGTCTACCAATACAGTAGGTTTGAGTGCTTTTGAACCTGTGTAGACAATAATTTCATCTACTCCAACTTCAGAAGCAATTTCAGTATCGTCATTTTTAATACGAACATGAGCGTTAGCGGTCGCTTGACGTAACTCATCTAACAAGGCTTTGCGGTCTTCCGCTTTAACAATCAAATAACGACGTCCAGCAGTAGGACGAACAAAGTCAACCGCTTCTTCAATAGCGTTAGCAAATGGAGTTGTTCCAGCTGATTTAGCTTTTGTAGTAATCTTTTTGATTTTTTTGACGTCTGCTTCTTTGTCGATTGATTTAAAACCGTTTGTTCCGTCTCCCTCAACAAGTGCAAGGTCAACAATTTTGTTTACAATAGCTTGTGTAAGTTCTGCTACAATCAAGTTGTAAAGTTCAGAGTATGACATTTGAAGTCGTTTAACGCGTTCAGCAAGTGATTGCAATTTATAAACCATTACAGGCTCAAGAGTATCAATAGTGAGTGTTGCTGCCTGTTCTGTTTTTGTTTGTCCGTCTTTGTGGACTTGTGCTTCATTAGATGAATCAAATGAGCGTGATACGAGCAAAGCGCCGACATTTGTAACATGGAAAACTTTGAATACTGGGTTAGTATTTAGCAAAGCTGTGTTGATTGATTCAACCAATTTACGTGGAAGTTGGAAAGTTGTATCTGTGATAGTTACACCATTTTCAGCAAGTTTTGCGTTCCAAGCGTTTTTAATTTCTGACTTTCCAGAGTTCTTTTTCAATACATCAAAAAATTCTGTTACAGCGTTTTGTGATTCAATAAAGTTTGTCATTTTAGCTTTTCCTTTTGGTTTTTCTTCCTGTGCGTTAAGTTCATTCTCAATTTTGATAATTTCAATTGAATTTTCTGAAAGTGTTTTTTCTAATTCTTGTACTTTAGGTAAGTCTTCAATTGCGTTTTTTACTTCAAAGCCACTAATTTGAGATTTTAAAGATACGTTATTTTCTTTAAGTTCTGCCAAGCGGTTTTGTTTTTCGATTAAGTCAGGTTTATTCATATTTCTTTTTAATATCCTCAATTTCTTTCAAAGCGTTACGGCTTTCAATAATTTTGTTGCGTTCTTCTGTAAGTTCTTCTCCTAAAGCATTTTGAATAAATCTTGCATTAGGGTCTGCTGGTACTGAAACAAGAGAAATCTCTTTAAACTGTGCTTTATTTACAATAAGTGAAGCATCTTGAGCAAATTCATAGTCTGTAATATAATAAGCCATTGATAAAGCATTAAATGCTCCATTTTCCACAGCTTTAGTGATATTTGGCGCATTATCATATAAAATAAAGTCTGTTAGGTATTTATTACTAGCCAAATCATAATAAACTTTTGCGTCCCCAATGACTTCACTAGATCCTGCTCCATGTTCATAAAGTAATGGATAACGTTCTCTATCAAAATCAATACAATTAGGCGTTAAAGTAATGTCATTTAGATTTTTTACGCCAACATCCGAACCGATTCCTTGGAGCGATTTTGAGCCGTCCTCATTTTCAGTTACTTTAATTTCAGCACTATTTGTTATTAGTTTCATCTGTACTTGTTACGTCCTTTCTACTGCCTTGTAAGTCACTTAGGTTTTTAACAGCAACTGCATTAAGGTTTGAAACATAAATATCTCCACCCTCAATAGGTTGCTCGCCCATTTTAACAAGAAGTTGATTCTGTGTAAAAATAGGTGCGTTAATATTTTCGTGATACAAGTCAATTAATTCTTTCAAAGTTGCAAACTTGAATAGCTGGTTATCTACGATTATGCGTTCATAATATAAATTACCTTTAACTACTCGTCTGCGGTTTGTTGAAATCAGTTTATAAGTCAATTCCTTTTCAAGTTGAATCAGTAAAGGAATGATAGTAGAGTTATAAAAATAAATTTGCTGTTCTTGCGAAGCTGTACCAAGCAAAATATTTTCATTCATAAAGTAACCTGTCAAAAGTTCCGATTTAATAAGGTCAATTTCGTCTTTATTTAAAACGGAATAATCTTTTTTAAGCTCAACAATTTCAGTTTTATTGTCCGTAGGAGTTAAGCCATTATAATTTGACATTTCTTGCATATTTTTAATAGTCAACATGGCTTTATCTTTAAACTCTTGGTCATTATCGGTATCAATAAAGGCATTAATTTTCAATAAACCTTTCATTTTACCTTGTTCTAACTTGGTTTGGATACCAGCCAACGCATTATCTAAAATGCTTGTATCTTCATTGATATAAAAAGGACTAATAAGCCTTACTAATTCTTCAGGTTTATACTCTTTTTTATTATCAGCAAAAAGTAAATCTACTAAATCGCCTGTGTTATTATCAAATATAGGGTACAAGTCAATATATCGAGTTGTAAGCAACTTTTTAATTACTTTCTGCCAAAACTCCATGCTATTGCGTTCGCCCTTAGAACTCCAATTGAGGACTTCATCTAAATCAGAGCCAGCCATACTAATCAAAGTATCAGATCCAACATCAGATTTTTTATATTTTACGTGATTAAATTCTACTTTTGTTATTTCATTAGCAATTTTATTGTGAATATTAGTCACAAAGGCACTTGTATATTCTACTGCTTCATTTTGCCAAGCTGTAACTCTTTGAGTATCATTATTTAGTTTCCCACGTGAAAATGATACCACTTTTCCGAATAAGTTCAATTTTTCCCCTTTCTACCATAAACTTACGCCTTTCCCTCGTTTATACTCGCCTGTTTTCTTGTTATGGCAAGACTTACAAAGGAGTTGTAGGTTATCAGGGTTCAGTGCTATATTCCAATCATCAAGGTTTTCCCAAGTCAGTTCAATAATATGGTCTACTTCGTATTTTTTAGCACCGAATGCACCACATCTTACGCAAGTCATTTTATCACGTTGCCTGACATAATCACGGACAGCTAACCATTCTTTTTTATTGTACCAGCCACTCTCTCGGACTGTGTCAACGTTATATTTCATCTGACACCAACATTTCTAAAGCCATTGTCAAGGCTACGGTAGGGTCAATTTTATCTTTTTCAAGTTTTTTAGTATACATATAGTCCCCACTTTGTCCGATTTTAACAGCAGTATTATTTAAAGCCCATTGCATGACTTTTTGGTTATGGATAAGTTTATTTTCGACTAATTTAGATTTTAATAGCCTGATATAATCGTTCATTGAGAAACCTTGTCGAATTGCTCTTTGGTTATCTCCGTCTTTATCAAAGAAGTAACGCTCAATCAACCCTTTTAAAATTTCATAACGTGCTGGGTCATAACCGATTTTTCTAAGCCTACACCCTGTCTTACTTCTAAAGTCATTAATATATGGTATTAAGTCATTTACATTTATATATTCCGTATCAAGTAGAATAAGTTCGCCTCTGTCAATGAATTCAGTCCATAACTCTTGTTGTTCTGTGTCTAGTTGCTCATATTGCGACCGTACAGAGAAAGTAAGTGTATGGCTGTAAGTTTTACCCTCTAACTCACAAACGAACGATACGGCGGTTAAATCGCCAATTAAGGACAAGTCAATTCCGACATAAGTTCTATTTTTATTAAATACAGATAAATTGAATTCTGTTAGTTTAGTGTCTTTAGGAGTGAAGTAGTAAGCTGTATCCTGCATAGGTAAGCCCATATTGAACGCTAAGAACTTATTCTGTAACGCTGGGTCGCCTTGAGCAAGTTCGTACTCCTCAATAACTCCTGACCACTTAGGAACATCGCCAATAAGAGGTAAGGCCATAGTCCAATTCTTTTTATCTTTTACCTGCTCACGATTTTCTAGCATGTAAAGCAAACCGAATGACCTATCATTGTAAAATTCTTCTTCTGATTTGAAACGTTCAACAAGTTTATCATAAAGCCCGTCTCGTTTAAGTCCTCCAGAAGTGATGTAAATACTTTGCCAGTTGTCTTGTTTTTGTCGTGAGCCTTTATTGACTGATTCTGTTATATCTTCGCCATAGGTATGAACTTCATCAAAGATGTTAAGCGAACTGTTACCACCTTGAGCACGCAAAGTATCATTTGTTTGCTTTTTGAAAGTGGTTTTAAAAGAAGTAAATTCTAGTCCTTGTTTCGTACTCTTGAAAATCTTGTTTTCATTGTACACTCTTAATGTATCGCTTGCTTCCGTTTGGTTTCTGACTTGGTCAAATACGTGTCTAGCCTGTGCGTTATCGTATGCAATAACCAAGCTCTCTCCACCGTATTGTCCGCCTAAAATCATCCAGTTAAGCACGCGCGTAGCCATTAAACTAGACTTACCAGAGCCACGCCCTAGATTAAGGAAAATTTCATTGATTAAATTGACTTGAACGCCTTTTTCATCAACCATATCATAACCAAGCATTAACTCATACCAATATTTTTGCGTAGGGTGTAGCTTTATTTTCATCAAATTACCAGTAGTTAGATAAAAGTTGTCTTCTATCCACTCGATAGCTTGAGTTACACGGTCATAGCGATAAATATATTTTTTATGAATTCTAATTTGCTTTTGAATAGTTTTGCGCATATATTTATTGAGTTCTATGCCATGTTCTTTATTATAAGCCAACATTTGATTCATGTAATACATTTATTCAAACCCCTCTGGAACTTTAATTTCTGGCGTTTCATAATTACTTAGTTTATAGTCATCAAGTTCTTCAATTTTAGCCTTAAGGTCATGAGCGCTTGATTCTTCCTGTTGCAATCTCCGCCATTCAGTAGGGTTATAAAGTTCAGGGTTTCCAGCCTTAGCAACCATCATTGCTACCAAGCTATCCTTATCCAGTTCTTTTTCTTTAACCTTTACTTTTTCAACGTTTCCGTCAGCGTCGTATATCGTTTCTGTTTCTTTTAGCGTTCTGACCGTCAGTTTGCTCGCTAAGGCACTTTCAGCTAGTTCTAGTAGATTTCCCCTAGCAATGCTTTTAGCTTCGTCATACGCCTTTATATTGTCATCTCGCCACTTTCTAAAAGTTTTAGCTGAACAATGCAAACTAGTGTAGATTTCTCTATCGTTGCAGCCTGATTCAATTTTATCAATGATTTGGCTAAATAGCGGTTCTTCGTACATCTTAGGTAAAATTGTGGGCCTGCCACCGTTTTGTGTTTGCATATTGTCCTTTCTTTTAAATGTGGTTATATTGTTTAAAGCCTATATTCTCGTTTCTAAGAACAGCAATAACTTTTGCTTATAAGTTTACCCACTTAGGGAACTCTGCTCTCACAAGCCAAAATATGAGCATATAGAACTATAATTAAGATTTAGCAAGATTGTACTAGATTAAAATAGATTAATTTAGATTGAACTAGCTAAAACTTTTCTTTTTGATTTTTTGAGAGATTTT